GGCGCGGTTGCGTCAGGTGATTCATGAGCTTGAGGGCAACCGTAGGCTCCGGGACGACTTCGGCGGGTTCGCGCATGGTCCCGAGTGGACAGAGTCATCCATTACGCTCGCGGGCGCGAAGAACCTCAAGGACCCGACGATCACGGCGTCGGGGCTCTCGTCGTTCAAGCCGGGACCGCGCTTAACCTGGGCCGTGCTCGACGACACGACGGACCCGTCTCACGTGACGAGTCGTCGTCAGCGAGACAAGCAGATGGAGGCGCTCGACGAGAGGCTCGTGCCTATGATGACACAGGATGGCGTCATCGTCGGAATCCACACGACCTACCATAACGACGACCTCCCGAACCGTCTCTCGCGCCGAAAAGAGTGGCGGTCCGTCCGGTATCCGCTCGTGGTAGACGAGGCGCGGCGGACCGTCTCATGGTCCGAGCACTGGCCCTGGGAGCGGGTCGAGCAGGCCATGCGGCGGCCGCTCGTGTTCTCTCGGCAATACCAGCTCAGAGAATCCAGCCCGGAGGACCGGTTGCTTCCTCCTCCCGAGTTCTACGATGAGCGTCTCCTGGAGTTCCGGGGGGGCGTGTGGCGCGTCGCGGGCGAATCGTGCCAGATGGTCACGGGCGTGGACCCGGCGATGACCTCGCGGGACGTATCGGAGGGATCACAGACCGCCATCGTCACGGCGGCCGTGACGACCGACCGAACCAAGTACGTCGTCGAGGTCCGGGCGGGAAGGTGGGGGCCTGAGAAGGTCATGGAGGAGGTTGAGCAGGCGTGGAAACGCTGGCGCGCTGTTCAAGTATTCGTCGAGGAGGTCTCGTTCGGGCGCGTATACGGTGATCTACTGCGACGGCGAGGAGTTCCGGCCATTGGCAGCCAAGCGAAGGGAGACAAGATTCAGCGCATCATCGGGACGCTCAATCCAGAGATGGCCGCGCATCGCGTGAAGCTTCTGGAGGAGGGCATGGAGGGACTCGTACGGGAGATCGAGGACTTTCCGGGCGAGACCCTGGATTGTGTGGATGCCCTGGAGCACCTCGTGCGGAACGCGGCGACCTCGCGCGTGTACGCGACGGGCGGGGACCGGCTCATCCGGAACGTCCGTGAGCATGTCCGGTCGGGGAACGGGCGGGGCATCGTGTCGGACTGGGGCGACTGATGGCCTATCTTCAGCAGGCCGTCGTCATGAAGAGCCTCTCGATGGCGGGGCGCAAGATGCTCCGGGACCGCGTTGAGAAGCCGGCGGTGACGATGGTCCTGGAGGCGTGGAAGTCGTTCTTGGACGACGTGGCCGCATTCGCGCGCGGCGTGTGGGCGCGCGAGAAGGCCGAGGCGTCGCCGATGGGAGCCGACCGCGCCCGAGCGCGGATCATCGCCTACACCGACCAGCAGCTCCGCTCGCTGAGACAAGACCTCACGGGATTCATCGGCGGCGCGAAGATCGCCGCATACCGTCATCACTTCCTGGTCGCACATTGGATTCTGGATCAAGTGACGCCTCCGAACGTGCCCGTGCGACCCAATGCGGCGCGCATGGACGCATACCGGCCCGCCGGCTCCGAGCGTCGAGACATCGGCATCAAGGAGGCGTTGTACGACGAGCCGACCGAGGGCGCGCAGGACCTCGACCCAGAAACCGGAGAACAGGTCCCAAGCCATGAGACGCGTATTGACGGATGGCTCAAGGCGTGGCAGGCGGCGGCGCTCTCGGGGCTGGTCGTGTCCGGCGCGATGGGCGGAGATGCCGAGGACGCTGAGGCGCGGATCGAAACGGCCAAGGCGGGGGGGAACGACCTCTCGGCGCTCCTGTCGCGTCTCGTCAGCACGGAGGTTCAGATTGCCGTAGCCGACGCGGAAGATGACTTCGGCGACGACTACGGACGCCTGATCGAGGAGCGACGGTGGACCACGATGGACGACGAGCGCGTTTGCCCGATCTGCGCGGGCGAGGAAGGCAAGACCGAGGCGCAGGCCCGCTACCACATACCCGCACACCCGAGGTGCCGGTGCTGGTGGTCCGTCACCCCGCGCGAATACGCTAGTCTGGCTGGAGACCAGAAGGCCCCGGGCGTCGGACGCACCTCCATGGCGTTCCGCGATCCGGTCACGGGAGAGGTCCGTGGGGCCGTCGTCGTTGAGTTTGACGTATGGAAGCAGCGTTTGGGAGAATAGCGCATGCCCCGTAGCCGAGCGCGATCGGTGACCAACGAATCAGGAAGGCCCCGCGAGAAGGGCAACGCCGTGTCCGCTCCTCCCGTCGCGCGCACCCACTTCGCGGAATCCATGGAGGCGCTGCGCCAGTACGATCCGGACGGCGAGGCCAAGCCGAAGCTCGTCTCGATCCAGGAAGCCTACGATCGGCTCAAGATTCCGATGGCGTCCGGCGGGAGGCCGACGAGTCTATCCGGTCGGTTCGTTTTACCGAAGGATTCTCGCGGAGTCATTCGCGAGGCGTTCGGGTGGGAACAGGTGAATCGGTTGCGCGAGTCGGCCGAGTGGAAGGTCAAGCAGCTACGGGAGACGCACGGCATGCGTCCGCGCGCGGCGGCTCGTGCGCTGCGCGAGGCGGACGGGTTCGGACTGGGTGAACCGACCGATCCCGTTTCGGGAGGAGCGCCCAACGACGAGTTTCGTCCGCTGCTCCTCGGACCGTTTCAGCGGCAACTCTACCTATACGACATGCTCGACATGCAGGCGAAGGCGTTCGAACTCTTCCACCACCACCCGATTGCGAAGTCCGCCATTAACCTCCTGGTCTACTTTACGCTCGGCGACGGCATGCGCGTTCGGTTCCGTTCGCCCGCGCTACAGGACGCGTGGGACCAGTGGACGGAGCGTGTGCGATGGCAAGAGAAGTGGCGGCTTGCCTACCGCGACGCCTGTATCGTGGGAGAGACGTTTGTGCTCGACGAGGGGTCGGCCCGGATGCATCCCACCATGCGGATGCTCGACGCCTCGACGGTATGGGAGATCGTGACCAACCCACGAGACATTGACGAGGTGTTCTATCTGCACCGGCAGTTCCCGACCCAGTATCAACTTCCTTACGGGCCTCTTGAGGGCGGCTCGATCCCCGTTCCGGTCTCCGAGTACGTGATCGAACAGTTCGCCGCGCAGGAGTGGCTTCAGGTCAAGCTCAACGCCACAGTCGGAGAGAAGCGCGGGAGGTCGGACTTGTTCAGCGTGCTCGGCTGGATGAAGCGGTTCCGGGACTGGTTCAACGCGGCCGTTGTGCGCGGGCAGATCGGGGCGTCGTTCGTGGTGTGGTGGGAGTTGAACGGATCGCAGGCGGATGTGGACGCGTTCAAGTCGAATACCGACGTGAATCGTCTGCCTCCGGCGGGTTCGGCGTGGTACAGCAATCAAGCGGCCGTGCCGCATCTGCTCACTCCCGAGGGCGGGGTCTCGGCGAGCGACCGCACGGGCGAAGCGATCCTCGCGGTGATCGCGACGAGCCTGAACCTTCCTCCCGAGTATCTCGGCGTGAGCGGGGCCGCTGCGCGGGCGACCGCGCTCAAGCGCGGAGAACCGGCCGGCAAAATCTTCGAACAGCGTCAGCAGATGATGCGCGAGGCGGTGTCGTGGCAGGTGCGCCGGTTCATCGCGTCCGAATTGGCCTCGGGCCGAGTGGACCCCGTGGAGATCGTTCCGGCTCGCGCGTCACAAGCGGTCTCGGCGATACGCCGGGGCGACCTTGAGACCGCCGAGACGGTTCTCCAGGCCCTACGGGACGACGAGCGATTCTCTCGTCCGATTGACGAGGGCTTTGAGGTGACGATGCCGCAGATCGAGCCGCAAGACCGCAGCACCATGCTCCGAGACCTCGCGACGGCCCGGGCGACTGGCGTGTACTCGCAGGAGACCTACGCACGCCGGGCCGCCGAACTCCTCGACGATAAGACCTATGACTACGATGCCGAGCGAGAGATGATCGCTGAGGAGTTGGAATCAGGTATCGTTCCGATTCCGGTCCCGCAATCGTCCATGGCGGACGAGGGACGCCCGAAGCCCGGAAGCCATGAGGACATTCGCCGGTACGAGGACCAGACGAACGGACGGAGAGAGCGTGGCTGAGGAGCGTTCCGTCCGTGAGATCGAGTCCGCTCCCGCGCATGACATTCTCCAGGGACTCCCGGACCTGGAGCGCATCTTTGTCGGGATCGCGGACTACCTGTCCCTGTGGTGCTCTCTGTACGGTCTGCGCGAGGACCGGATCGCGTATGGATGGCCGCACTGGCGGAACGACTACCAGCTTTCGTTCACGATCCGCG